ATAATAGATATAAAGACAAATTTTAATAATCAAACAATGATAACAATACTTTTTGAATCTAGAGGAATACATAATCAATTACAGAAGTATTTAAACACATATTTAAGAGTTAATATAAAGAAATTTTTTCAACACAGATCATTAAATGCTAATGCTTATGCATGGGTTTTAATAAATGAATTAGCAAATGTTTTGAATTTGAGCAAAGAAGAAACATATTTATTAAAATTAAAAGATTATGGACAATCAGAATTAGTACTTATTTCAGAACAAGTAAATCCAAAATATTATTTTAAATATTATACAGAAGAAGGCGAAACAACAGTAAAAGGAAAAAAATATAAATGGTACAAAGTATACAAAGGAACTAGTGAATATGATACTAGAGAAATGTCGATTTTTATAAAAGGACTTATTAATGATTGTGAAGAGCAAAATATTGATACAAAGCCTAAAAAAGAGATAGATAAATTATTAGAAAGTTGGAATAAAAATGTTAGTAACTGATTTAAGAAAAAGCTTTAATCCATATCCTAAACCAAAAGATATGAAAAAAAGTTCAAAAGAAACAGAGCAGATAATAGTAAAACAAATAAAACAAAAAAGCAATAAACTTGCAAAGAAAGAACGAAATAGATTTAGCATATTGCAAAAAAATGACACAAAATGTTTTCTATGCAATAAAGAACAAAAGAAATTGGACAAACATGAAGCTTTTGGCGGTTCAAATAGACAAAAAAGTATGGAATTTGGATTAATATATTATCTTTGCAGAAGATGCCATAACAGAGCAGATGTAGATATAGTAATTAGAAAATATTTACATGATTTTGCCAAAAAGAAGTTTATAAAAAAATATAGTAAAGAAAAATTTTTAGAAGAATTTAAAAATAATTATGAAGAATAAAAAGGAGGACTTAAAAAATGGGATTCACTGAATTTTTAACAATAGTTTTTATAGTTTTAAAATTAATAAATGTAATAAATTGGAATTGGATTTTAGTATTATTACCAGAATTAATAGCTATAATTCTTTATTTAATTATTATTATTGGTATTATACACAGTAACCATAAAATAAATAAGATTTTTAAATAGGAACATTTATAAGATAAACACTAGAGCTAATATTGATATTATACGAAAGGAGAAAACTTAATGAATTATTTAAAACAAGTAAACAAATTTTATGAGTTACTACTAATAAATCCTTTAAATGCTAATTCTCAATGTTTATATTTTGCATTGTTAAATATAAACAATAGATGTAATTGGATAAAGAATTTTACAGTAGCAAATACAACTCTAATGACGTTTACAGGATTAAATATTTCAGCATTACAAAGAGCAAGAAACAATTTGATACAAAAAGGATATATTAAGTATCAAAAAGGAAAAAGCAACAATGCTGGAATTTATGAGATTATAGAATTTGAGCAACAAAGTGAACAACAGAACGAACAACACAACGAGCAACAAGACGAACAACAAACCGATAGCACAACGAATAACACAGCGAACACATTAAATAAACAAAACAAAACTAAACAAAAAAAAGAAAAAATAAATAAAAAAGAATTTGGAGAATTTAAGAATGTAAAATTAACAGACGATGAATATTTAAAACTACAAAAGATGTTTCCAAAAGATTATGCTAAAAGAATACAGAGCTTAGATGATTATATTCAGAGTCATGGAAAAAAGTACAAAGACTTTGTAGCTACTTTAAGAAATTGGGCAAGAAAAGAAGGATATAAATTTCCGGAAGAACAAAAAGATTATAAAGAAATAACATTAACAGATTCAGAATATTTAAAGAGAGGTAAAAAATATGAATGATATAGAACTAGAAAAAGCAATGTTATTTTATTTGATTTTCCAGGATGAAAAGTATGAGCTAGGTGAAAAAGATTTTTTAGACTATAAAAATAAAACAATTATAAAGGCAATTATAGAATTACAAGCTAAAAAAGAAGATATAACAATATTATCTCTTAATGAGAAGATACAAAATCCTGAAATGCTAGAATACATAACTCATCTTGGAGATTATATTCGCAAAGAAACTGCTGAAAGTGTTTACTATAAACTCAAAGAATATACCAAAAGAAGAGAAATGTTTGGCTTATTAAAAGAAAATCAAATAAAACTTCAAACTATAGAAAATGTTGATGTATTTATAGAAAAATTAATAAGTGAATTGCAGAAAATAGAGTTTCAAACGCAAAAAGATGAAACATTTATTAAACAGGTCGTAGAGACAGCAAACGAAATTGAGAAGAATATAAACAAAAAAGAAGATTTAAGTTTATATACCGGATATATTGATTTAGACGACTTAACAGATGGATTACATAATGGAGAGTTAACAGTAATAGGAGCTAGACCAGGAGTAGGAAAGACAACATTCTCATTACAACTTGCGGAAAACATTGCAAAAAAAGGAAAAAATGTATGCTATGTAAGTTTAGAGATGTCTGAAACTCAGATGATCCAAAAGCTATTATCTTTAAGAACAGGAGTAAATTCAAGAAAGATAAGAAATGGAGATATGACAGAAGAAGAAAAAATGCTAGTAGGAGCTGATTGTATGCAATTAGGAGAATTGAAATTTAGATTATTAACAAAAGTTAGTACAATTCAGCAAATAGAAATAGCAGCAAGAAGATTAAAGAATCAAGATAAATTAGATTTATTAATAATTGATTATCTTCAACTTGTAAGAAATAACGGAAGATTTAATTCGAGAGAGCAAGAAGTTGCTGATATATCAAGAACGTTAAAATTATTAAGCTTAGACTTAGATATTCCTATAATCGCACTTTGCCAATTAAATAGAAATGCGAGTAGACAAGCACCATCATTAGCAGATATAAGAGAATCAGGAGCTATTGAGCAAGATGCTGACAATGTAATATTCTTATATCAGGAAAATTCTGAAAATAATTTGGTAACAGTTGATTTACAAAAGCAAAGAGCAGGAAATGTAGGAAAATCAGAACTTAAATTTTATAAAAATTTAAGCAGATTTGTAAGTTTAGAAAGGTAAAAAAATGTTAGAAATAAACGAAAAACAGTTATTAAGTTTTGATAATGTAAATAGAGCGAGAATATTGAAAATGATAGTCTTAGGACATGTAAAATATATAGGAGATGGTACAAATGAATGCAGTAACGCAGATTACTCGACAGATGAGTTTTGAAGATATACAGCTAAAGAAGAAAATAAGATATGAGCAGATACTTTCAAGAATGGACAAGCCTAAAACAGCTAAGGAAATTGCAGTAGAATTATTTGAATTGGGCTATATTCCATCTACTGAAAGAAATTACGTACAACCACGTCTTACAGAACTATGCAAGAAAGAGATTGTAAGAGTAGTTGGGAAAAAGAAATGTGATTATACAGGAAAGACTGTAGCTGTTTATGAAAGGATAAAGAAAAATGACGAATTATTTTAAAATATATCTAACAGGAAGAAAAGGCAGAGAGAAATATGTTTTAAAGAAAAAAGAAGATGTAATAGAGTTAATACAAAAAGCTAATAAAGCAGGATATATAAGCTATTTAATAATTAAAAGAATAAAACAAGGCACAGATGTTCTGATAGCAAGAGGAAATTTTAGTAAAGAATGTAAAGTAGTTTATGTAGATGGACTAGATATCGATTGGAGAATAGTAGGAGCTAATGTAGTAAATTGGGATAAATACAAAAAAGTAAAGGAAGATGAGGAAAGATGTTAAAGATAAAAGATTATGTTGATTTAGAAAAATTAAAAGATTTTGGATTTGTAACATCTATTACATATAACCCATTATCTTATGTTAAAAAAGTATATTTAAACAATGAAAACGATGATAAAAATTTTTATAGAATAAGTAAAAGCTCAAGAAAAATTGAATTAACAAGATTAGACGGAGAATTAGATGATACATTATATGATTTAATTCAAGCAGGATTAGTAGAGAAGATAAATGAGGAGGAAGAAAGATGATTAAAGAATATCACAAAATAGAAACAATTTTTAAAAGAGATGATAATACTAAAAAGTTAAATGAAAATGAATGGAGAAACGAAACAATACAATTTTTAAAAGATATAGAATGGGAGTTTACTGAAAAAATAGATGGTACAAATATAAGAATATATTGGGACGGACACAAAATACAATATTTTGGACGAACTGATAGGGCTCAAATACCAAGTCAATTAATGAACTTCTTAATTAGTAAATTTGGTGGAAATGTAAACGAGGAAATGTTTGAGCAATTATTTGGAGAAAAAGAAGTTACTTTAATTGGAGAAGGATATGGAGCAAAAATACAAAAAGGTGGAGATTATAGACAAGATAATAGTTTTGCTTTATTTGATGTAATTATAGATGGAATATTTTTAGCAAGAGAAGCGGTATATAGCATAGCAAATTCATTAAATATTGAAGTAGCTCCAGTAGTATTCTGTGGTAATTTACAAAAAGGTATAGATTGGGTAAAAACAAAGCCTAATTCATTGATAGGAACAGCAAAAAGTGAGGGATTAGTTGCAAGACCTAAAGTTGAGTTAAAAGATAGATTAGGAAACAGAGTAATTGTAAAAATTAAAGTAAGAGATTTTGTAGAGGAGTAGCTTATGAAATATCAAAAACTAATAGGAATATGTAAAGACTGCCTAGGTTGTCAAAGATTAGAAAATCCTAATTTTATAGGAATTTATAAATGTAAATGGAATGAAAGAGTTGAGTGGAAACAGGAGGAAATATGGAAAAAGAATTAAATTTTTACGGACTAGCAACCTGGTTAAGCATAAAGTTTAATATGACTGATAATGAAATAGTAGAAACGTTTGAGGAAGCTTTGCAAAAAGTGTTAGAGGAAGAACAAAAAAACACATAAATTTTAGAAATGCAACAAAAAATTAAATTGTAATATAGCATATTACAGAAAGGACAAGCAATGAAAAATAAATTAGTAGATTTAAATAATCATTTATTTGAGGAATTAGAAAGACTAAATGATGAAGATTTAAAGGGAGATGCTTTACAAGAGGAAAGAGAAAGAGCAGAGATTATGGCAAGAATAGCACAAGCTATTATAAATAACGGAGAATTAGCTTTAAAAGCAGTAAAGCATTATGACGAATATGGTAAGAAAGAAGAGATACCAGAAATATTGCAATTAGGAGAAGGAAAAGATGAGACATAAATGGTCCGAAAAAGAAGACCGATGGCTTACTAAAAATGTTAAAGGAATAACACTTAAAGAATTAACCAAAAGATATAATAAAAAATTCAATATGAAATTAAGTGAAAGTGCAATAGCTAATCGTAAGAATAAATTAAATTTACATAGTGGAATTACAGGAGGACAGTTTCAAAAAGGTCAAATATCATGGAATAAAGGTAAAACATGGGATGAGTATATGCCAAAAGAATCACAAGAAAGGTCAAGAAAAACAACTTTTAAAAAAGGTAATATTCCACCAAATCACAGAGAAATAGGAAGTGAAAGATTAGATTCAGATGGATATATTTTAGTTAAGATACAAGATGGTAAAGGCCATAAAAATTGGGTTTTAAAACATAGAGTAATATGGGAAAGTATGTATGGTAACATACCAAGTGGATATAAAATTATGTTTGCAGATGGAAATAAGAGAAATTGTGATATAAAGAATCTTATGTTGGTATCAGATGCAGAAGAATTGATAATGAATCAAAATAAATTTGTTAAAGAAAATTCTGATTTGACAAAGATTGGATTAAATATTGCAAGAATAATAGATCGTATTAATAAGAGGAAAGAAAAATGAAAGACTACGAACAACTTTATTATGATGAACTATATAAAAATAAGAAATTAGAAGATAGAGTACAAGAATTAGAACAGGAAATTGCTGATATGAACTTATGTAGAACGAAGAAAAATATCGATTTACAGAAATACCTAATAAATCAAATAAAAAGACACAAAGTATAAACTACTTGTTTATAGAAAGGACAGATGGTATGACAGATGAAGAGGATTTTTTAATACAAATGAAAAACTTTTTTGAAGGAATAGACAAGTTAAAATTGGACCTAGAAGAAGATATAAGAGAAAAGGAATTAGCAAGAAATGATCTACTTCATGAGCTAGAGTTAGGAAATTTAAATGCTGTAGAGATGACACAAGTAGCAAAAGCTTTAAAAGAAGTCCTTCAGAAAAGAAGAAAAAGCAAAGATGAACATAATAAAGTAATGATACTAAAAGGATTTACAGACAAGTACAATAACAAGCTAATAACAGGAGACATTATCCAGGTAATAAAGAATCTAAGAACATTAAAAAGTAACCAAGAAGGTAGAACATATAAGGCAAGAAGAATAACAAATTTAAAATGTGCAGGAGACAAAGATAATAGAATTGAGATACATTAAATGAAGAAAGATAGCGATTATCATAGAGGAGGAAGATTAAATTGCTAATAGAAAAAAACGTAAAAAACAAAAGAAAAAGTTGGTATATATGTGATAGATGTGGAGAAAAATTATCAGGAATAAGTAGACAATTAGTAAGTATCAACAATAGAAAAGAAGCGGATTTATGTAGGAATTGTATAAAAGCAGTAAAAAATCTATGTAAAGGAAAGGGAAAAAAAGATGCAAAAGATTGATTATGAAGAATTAGCAAAGAGAGAAGTTATAAAAGAAATAAAAAGATTTAGAAAAAAGTTTATATCAGAAATGGACTTATTAAGTGGAGAAGAAAAGCGAAGAATTGTAGAAGAAATAGACAAAATTATATTTGAAATAAAAGAAGAACCATATAAAAAGAGAGCAGAATATTTACAACAAAAAATAGATAGTATTTGCAGTTTAGAAGATTGCAATGAAGAATTTGAATTGTGAGGTGTGAGTATGAGCCAAGGAGAAAGGATAATATTAAAAGATGACAAAGGAAAACAATATGAGCTTATAAGGGTATTAGATTTAGATACAGAGAAAGTAATAAACGATTTATCTGCTTTAGTTGTAAAAAAAGATAAAATAATAAATGAAATGGCAGATTATATAAAAAATCCAAGTAAAAGTGTATATTTACCACAAATATTTAAAGTTAGAATGGGCAAAAGAGAAGCAATAATAAAATACTTTGAAGAGAGGTGTAAGTAAATGAATATAGATTACAATGCAGTAATAGAAATTTTAAAAAGCTTTTTAGAAAATGAAAAGACTGAAATATTGGGAATATCTGTAGGAGAAGAAAGACAAGTAAGAGAAGCAATAAGACATTTATTAACAGCTTATGAGAAAGAAAAAGAGAAAAATAATAATGTTCTAGGATTAATTTTTGAATATGGTCAAACAGATGGAGAACATCATAAAGCTTGGGTAATAGACCAAATTGTAAGAATCATAACAGAAAATAATTATGATAAATGGGTACAACATTATGAATATGATGAAGAAACAGACGAAGATTACTTTTGGTATGTAGGAATAGCACCTTAATAGCTAAAGGAGGAATAAAACAATGTTAAGTGATGAAGAAAAGAAGGAGTTACAAGAATTAATAAACTTATTATATAACGGTCATATAAGTCAATATGGTAAAAGAAAACTTGAAGCATATATAAAAAAACAACAAACAGAAATAGAAGAATTAAGAAAGCCAAAATATATTATTAATTTTAAAACAAATGAAATAACAAAATTAACTAATGATTTTGTAAGCAAAGACAAAATAAAAGCAAAAATAGAAGAAGTAGATTATAAAATGATAGCACATCAAGATGTAAGAGAAGCAGTAAAACAAGCTTTGCAATCACTTTTAGAAAAGGAGTAATTATAGATATGACAGGAACAGAAATAATGAATTTAAAAGAATATTTAGAAAACAGGATAAAATCTGTAGATGAAACTTATGAAAGAGAATTACCATTAATTGATGTAGGGGAAGGACATAAAGTAATAAATATAAGTTATTTATCTAAAAAAGAAAGAGAAGAAGTAATAAATAAAAGAAATTGTCTATTAGTGCAAAAAGCTACATATCAAGAGATTTTAGCACTTTTAGAAAAGGAGTAGATATATGGAAGATGAAAAAATCGTAAATATAGAAACTTTAATAATCAATCGTAGAAGAGAAAAGAATTGTAAATGTAATAAGCCATCTTATGAAATAGATATACAAAATCATTTAGTATATTGTAAAAAATGTATGGCAGTTGTAGAACCATTTGAAGCTTTAATTCAAATAGCAACACATATTGAAGATATAAATTATAGTATTGAAAATGCACAAAGATATAAAATGGAACTTATGAGTTATAAACCATATTTAAGAGAAGCGAAAAGATATGAAAGTATGATGAGGCAAAAAGATATGTTACCTATTTGTCCTAAATGCAGTAAACCTTTTAATTGGAATGAAGTAGTATGTTTATGTAATAAGAAATTCATGAAGGCAGAGGAGGACTAATCTATGGAAAATGAAATAAAAGTTGGAGATAAATATGTTGGTAAAATAAATAAAAAAGAATTTGAAATTACAGATATAGATGAAATAAACGAAGTGATATATTACAAATGTGATGGTGAAAGATATCATTATGGGTTAAAACAATTTAAAAAATGTTTATTAGATAAGAAATGATGGAATCTATAAGTTATAAAGTAACAAAAATGTGATAAAACATATAAAAAGTCATTAGAAAAATGTGATTTAGCTGTAATATACAGCAGTTAGGAGGAAGTAT